GATGAGAGATGTAGAACTGATTATATACATAAACACTTAACCGCTATCCTAAGACTAGAGCCAAGGACCGAGCCACTCGAAACGAGCATCGAGGTGCAACAGACAAAAAAACTAGACTGGCAAGGCAATCCATACATAGATAAAAAAATAGTAGAAGCATAGTTGACAAGGGGATAGTATTCCTATATTATCCCCTACAACGAAAGGATATATTATGCCAATAAGAACTAACCCATACTCAGGAGAATCAGCTGAGTTAACAGACGAGCAAGCAGCGTTACATGACGAGATAAAAAACGCTGAACTTAATGAAGATTACGACACAGTACAAAAAGGACTAAGCAAGTTTGCCAAGCTTAATCCATCTGCCTACATGACATTATTAGATTAATAGAGGTACCAGCAACGAGCCAAAAATAGGCTCGTTGTTTTTTTCTTAACACACATAAATACAAAGGGGTCCCAAGGCTAGCCCCTTTATGCCTTGTTTTATAGATAGACATGGGTTAAAATCATTCTAGGTTACAAAATTAAACCTAAAAAATTTTGCAGAAAAAATTTTCGAAATGAAAGTCGATTTAGATAAAATAAAAAACTTACCTCCTGACGTTAAAAAAGATTTCATGAAAATGTATCTTAGATACACGGATAAGAAAAAGGAGTCTCAAATCCAAAATGATTTTATGAGTTTTGTAAAACATGTGTGGCCAGAATTTATTGAAGGGACCCACCATAAAATGATTGCGGATAAATTTAATAAAATTTCAAAAGGTGAATTAAAGCGTGTCATCATTAACATGCCACCAAGACACACCAAGTCTGAGTTTAGTTCTTACCTGCTGCCCGCTTGGATGATTGGTCGTAACCCAAAATTAAAAATTATTCAATCGACTCACAACACCGAACTTGCTGTTCGGTTTGGTCGTAAAGCTAAAACATTAATGGATACTCCTGAGTACACTTCAGTATTTCAAACAAGACTCAGGCAGGACTCACAAGCTGCGGGTAAATGGGAAACGCAACAAGGCGGCGAGTATTACGCAGCGGGCGTCGGGAGTGCAATTACAGGAAGAGGTGCAGACCTTTTAATTATTGATGACCCACACTCGGAGCAAGATGCTTTGAATGCTGATGCATTGGAACGAGCTTATGAATGGTACACCTCAGGTCCACGTCAACGTCTACAACCTGGTGGAACCATAGTCTTGGTTATGACAAGATGGAGTACAAAAGATTTAACAAGTAAACTTGTCAAAGCATCGTCAGAACCTAAAGCAGATAAATGGGACATCATTGAGTTCCCTGCGATCATGCCATCGGGTGAACCGGTGTGGCCAGAGTTTTGGAAGAAAGATGAACTGCTTGGAGTCAAAGCATCGTTGTCTCTTGGTAAATGGAATGCACAGTGGATGCAAAACCCAACATCAGAAGAAGGATCTTTAATTAAACGAGAGTGGTGGCAGAACTGGGAATCTGAAACATTACCACCGCTTACTCATGTTATTCAATCTTACGATACTGCGTTTATGAAAAAACAAACGGCAGACTATTCTGCAATCACTACATGGGGTGTATTTTATGATGACCGTTTTAACGGACCACAATTGATGTTACTCGATGCATTAAAAGATAGATTCGAGTTCCCCGAACTTCGCCGCGTGGCTAAAGAACAATATGATTATTGGACGCCTGAAACGGTGATTATAGAATCTAAAGCCTCAGGACTCCCGCTGACCTATGAATTACGCCAGATGGGGATACCGGTGGTAAACTTTACACCGAGCAAAGGAAATGATAAACATACACGTGTTAACTCAGTTGCACCTCTATTTGAAAGTGGATGCATATGGGCGCCCACCGAAAAACAATTTGCTCAAGAGGTGATTGAGGAGTGCGCAGCGTTTCCATACGGGGATCATGACGACCTGGTGGACTCGACAACTCAAGCGGTCATGCGATTTAGACAAGGAGGCTTTCTTGAACACCCTGAAGACTATGTGGAAGAAACTGTTGAACAAACCCCTAAAACGTACTATTAATGTGCTCACAGTCTTACCGACTGTAAACGGGAAACTTATATATGGGCACAATAGAAAAAATAGTACAAGCACTGATCAAGATCTTCGTCAGAAGCAACAAACGTTTTCCGCAAGGAACAGAGCTTAAAGAAATTCAAAGTCAAGCAAGACAAGTTTTAGACGGAGCGTTAACTCGTAATTTAGATGAAGCCAAAGGTAAAAATTTAGACGACATTGATGTGATGGAAAAAACCACTGAGAAAAGTGGAGACCAGCTTATTGATGATTATTTATCAAATGAAGAAATTAAAGGACGAATGACTTCAGAGCCACCAAGCTTTACTGTGGTTGATCAAAGAAAATTACCAAGAGCAGAAATTGAAGCTTTACCTTTAAAGGATAAAGAAAAAGCAGAAGCAGCCGTTAAGAAAAAATTAGAAGCACAAAACATACAAGCAAGACAATCTAAACAAGGGGGTGAGTCTGGAGGCGGGCCACAACGAGGCAGACCAGAACTTGTTGATAAAAATTTTGGAGATACGATTTACATCGATAGACGTGATATGCAGATATTAATGGGTGATGCACAAGATAAATTTACCCAGGCTGACCGTGCAATTGCAAGAGGTGATTATGATGAAGCAAGAGGTATTTTAAGATATGAGATTGAAGACAATTTTAAATTACCCCAAGCCACTCGAGACGCCGCGTATGATGCTAGAGTGTTTCTACGTCGAGGCGAGGGGCTCGCAAAGGATATGGGTTATGATACCGAAGAGGAAATATTAGAAGCGATAAAGGAAAAAATTGACGAGGGTCTTCAAACAACTTTTCCGGATAACTATCCAACATTTACAAATCCAGAAGATGCATCCAAAATGAAAAACATCGAGTATGTTGATTTTTTAGATGAGGCAGGCGAAGACTTTGGAACACCTAATTCTATTGTTTCTACACCAGAAGATATTGATTATGAATTTGCAACAGGTGGCCGTGTAGGTTTTTCAATAGGGGGAGCAGGTGGAATTATGAGATTGATTAACAAACTTATAAAAAGTAAGAAGATGGGTTCCGAAAGAGCAGCAGATCTTATTGATCTAATGGACCAAGCAAAAAAAGCTGGCATTCCAATCAAGACGATGAAGGATTTAGAAAACTTTGAAAAACAGATTAAAGAAACTAGCGGCAAACTTTATGAGTCTAGAAAAAAATATCCAGGTGTCGAAGGAGAAAAATCAGGACTGCCTGTTATTTTAAAAGGCAAAGCACCAAAGACTAATTTAAAAAAAGTTAGATCAAGAGTAGACGCCGATAAGAAAAATATTCAAGAACTAGCAGACAAGAATCAAATCCCTGTTAAGGATCAAACCGATCCAAGCCTATTAACCACAGAAGACTTAATTGAATTTAGAAAAACAAACCGTGCAGGTAAAGGTCAGTTTACTAATGCAGAAGTGATCATTGCAAGATTAGAAAATACGATACGAGACATAAAACCAGATGACGAGACGTATGAATATGTCACTACAACGTTTCCTAACTTTATTAGAGAACTCAAAGCAAATCCAAAACTTGCAGAGAATGATAATGTTTTTAATAAGTTGATGGGTGAGCTACCAGACGATCAAAGATTTATTAGATATGATGATGGTACCGTAGACTTTCAAACTAAAAAACCTTCTCATCAATTTAAACTTAGAGAAGACTTAGATACCGATCGAAAAGGACCGACAACGTCGGATAAGAAGCCAGGTATGTTTGATGATATTTTTGATAAGATGTATAAAGACTTTGAAGATACTGTCCCCGGAGAACAACCCTTAACTAAAAAGAAAAGAACCTTAAATGCTGAAGGCGGCCTAAATTATTTGTTAGGATTCTAATATGGAAGTTAGTAAATTTAGAAAGGCTATGAGACCTAAGAAATATCTCACACGTGACTTTGTTGTGTACCAAGACCCTAAGAGGCTAGAGGCGCGCAGCGAGATGCAAGCAGGTGGCGTCGTGGAGCGAGAGGGTTTTGAGGATGGTACAAAAATACAAAAAGAATTTTTAATTAATTTTATAAAAGAGAACCAAGGTGTATCTAATAAAGTCAAAGCAGATAAATTAAATAAACTCGGATACATTAATTTAAAAGGTGGTCCTATTACAGAATCTATGATTGAGATGTTTGTAACTAGAAATCCAGATCTTAAAGGAAAAGGTAAAGTTACATTTGCATCTATCGAAGATTTAAAACAAGAAGCAACTCCAAAACAACTCACTGATTTTGAATCAGGATTAATTGATGAAAACACTTTTAGAAAAAGAGTGACAATAGGAAGAGGAGATAAGAAAAAAACTCCAGAATACAAAAGAGAAGCAGCTAAACGTAGATACAAAAGAGTCATGGCAGATCCTGAACGAAAAGCAAAAATGAAAGAAACACAAGCTCGCTCTGCTGAAAAAAGATATTTAGAAAAAGGAATGTTTCCACCTGCAAAAAATGCAAAAGATGCATTTTGGAGAGATTTGTTAAGATCCGCAGATGCTTCAGCAAATACTGAAGGTAGAGTGACTTGGATTACAGAAAGACCTAAAAAATTTCCAAGATCTGTTTTTGAAAACTTAGAGTTAATGGATAATAAAATTGGAAAAAAAATTACTTATCAAAATTTAACAACTCATCCTGAATATAAAAATGCAATTAAAGCTTATGAAGCAAAAGATATAATTAAACAAACAAAATTACCTGAGAACATACGAAAACGATTAACCTTTCAGAGAGGTGAAGGAGGAATGAAAGATACTATCGCAATTCAACACAACGAAGGACTTGCAAAAAACCCTTTTAATACCAGTTTATCTATACAACAGGAAAACAGAGCAGAGGCTTCTCTTAGAGTTAAACTTGCCAGAGACTTTGATAATGCAACAACCTTATCAGAAAAAAAACAAGCCGTTAAAAATTTTACAACAGGCCTAGCAGAACAAGCTCCGAATATTGCATCACAGCCAGGTAAAAAAACATATGGTCAATCAAAAAATTTAAAAGGTATTGTAAGTGCAGCACTCTCAGACCTTAATTCAAAAGATCTTACAGATATTATTTCAACGCTTGCTCCTGGATGTAAACTTAAATATGCAGACGGTGGCAGAGTTAATTATAGTACAGGGTCAGATTGTTATAATCGTGGTTTAGAAATGTTAAAACAAGCAAGTCAAGGAGATAAAACCACAGCACAAAAAGTTGGACAAAGTTTAAAACAGTTTACAAAGGCAACAGGAAAATTAGCAAGGTTTGTAGAACTTCCTTTAGAGATTGCATTAGAGGGTTTATTAATCGGATGGGATACAACTTTTAATGCTAAACCTTTAGCTGAATCAATTAAAGATAATGGTATTGTTACAAGAGCAATTTTCTCTGACTTTCAAACTTCAGGAGAACAAGATCGTGCAGCAAATATTGCTAAACAAAATCCTCAAGCTGCAAAATATGTTGAGGCTAAAGAAGCACTTGATAAATACAACAAATTAAAAAATACAATTAATACATTTAAAGATGACCTAGCATCTGCTGATAATTATCAAAACGCTGTGGTAAAGTTTGAAGAGTATGAAAATGAAATCGAAGACAAGATTCCACAATACAAGGCGATGTTAACTCCTGGAAGTCCAGAGTACGAAGCATTTAAAGAAGCTCGTATTGGATTAGCAAGAGATCGTGTTGAAAAAACATATGGAGATGCTCAAGAGATGGAAGAACTGATGCAACCTTTTGAAGGTGCAACAGATGTTGCAGATATACAAAAAGCTAAAGCTAAAGAACTTCAAGGAGACATAGAAAATATAAGTTCAACTTATAATTTTGGTCCAACTTTTGAAGAGTTTAAAAAAGAGACTCTTCCAAGACTTTATGAATTATCAAATAAAAAACAAACTCCAGCAACTGATGCAATGTTAGAGCCACTTTTAAAATCACAATATAATAAAAATTTAAAATTATTTTCTCGTCCTGAATTTTCAAAAGGAGGATTAACGCGAAGAGGTTTTTTAAAAGTGATAGGTGCACTTACTGCGTTAGCTGCAGTAGCTAAAACAGGCGTTATGAAACTCACTTCACCTGTAGCAAAAAAAGTTTTAAAAGATGCACCTACAGGTACACCAGATTGGTTTGCACCCCTTGTAGAAAAAATTATGAAAGAAGGTGTTGACGAGTCAGGCAAACTAGGAACAATTGAAAGAGAGACTGTTACGGTTTTAAGAAATCCTAAACTTGATGAAGCGGGAAATCCTATGTATGTGGAAAGTTTACAAAAAGATGGAACGGTAGAAAAATTATTTGCTAAATATGATGCTTACATCTTAAGTGAGAATTCAGACACTGGAAAAATTACAGTATCCATAAATTCTGCGGACATAGGTGCAAACGGAGATTTTGTAGATTTTACCATAACTCCACAAAGAGTCACAGGAATAACTGACGATGGAAAACCTATTATAGAAGGGGGAGAATTTACAATTGCAGAGAGTAGAGCTACTGGAAGAATGACTGGACCAGATGAAGTTGATATTGAATTAGACGAGTACATAACCAATGATTTAGATGATGTAGCTAGTAATTGGCATTCAGTGGAAGAATTTGCAACTGGTAAAACAAATAAAAAAGCACAAATTGAAAAACAAAAAAGAAAAAAACAGATTGAAAATGATCCTGCTGGAGACATAGAAGACCGTGGAGGAACAATGGATAATTATGCAGAGTATTTTGACGAAGATGAGATGAAATATGGTTTCAATGATTAAACGATTAACCACAACGATACCTCCTAAATCAGGACCACAACCGCAGGGGGTTGAATATAACTATAATACTGTTAAAACAGTAAAACTGGAGAGAAAATATGGCCGTAGACAAAACGTTACCAAACATAAGCGAACAACCTGAAGAGACGACAGAAGATTTAGCTGTTGAGATGGAAGAGCAACTGCGTGAACAAGCAGACACGGAAGTAACTGAACTTGAAGATGGTGGCGTAGAAATTAACTTTGATCCGAATGCAGTCGCACAAGGACAAGAAACAGATTTTAATGCGAACCTCGCAGATTTTGTTGAAGAACAACAACTTGAAATGTTAGGCTCACGTTTATTTGAAAATTATATAGATTACAAAAATTCTAGAAAAGACTGGGAAAGAACTTACACAGAAGGACTCGACTTGTTAGGGTTTAAGTACAACAATCGTACTGAACCATTTTCAGGTGCGTCAGGTGCAACCCACCCTGTTTTAGCAGAAGCAGCGACACAGTTCCAAGCTTTGGCGTACAAAGAATTACTTCCTGCGAACGGACCGGTTCGAACGCAAGTGGTAGGATTACAAACTCCAGAAAAAACACAACAGGCTAATCGTGTAAAAGATTTCATGAATTATCAAATCATGGATCAGATGATGGAGTATGAACCTGACTTTGATCAGATGTTATTCTATTTACCTCTTGCAGGTTCTGCATTTAAAAAAGTTTATTACGATGACATGATGCAAAGAGCGGTATCTAAGTTTGTTCCAGCAGAAGAACTTATTGTGCCGTACACTGCAACCAGTTTAGATGATGCCGAAGCAATTATTCACAAAGTAAAAATTTCTGAAAACGAATTAAGAAAACAACAAGTGGCTGGTTTTTACAGAGACATTGATATTAAACCTGGTCAAAATAATTTAACAGATTTAGAGAAAAAAGAACTTGAATTAGAAGGCACTTCAAAATCAGGAAGAGACGAAGATGTTTTCACATTACTTGAGTGTCATGTTAATTTAGATTTAGAAGGTTTTGAAGACGTTGACACAAACGGTGAACCAACAGGGATTAAAATTCCATACATTGTAACCATGGATGAAGGATCAAGAAAAGTTTTATCCGTTCGAAGAAACTATGAAGCAGGAGATCCATTAAAGAAAAAAATTTCTTACTTTGTACATTTTAAATTTTTACCCGGCCTTGGCTTTTATGGTTTTGGTTTAATTCACATGATCGGTGGATTATCGAGAACAGCCACATCTGCCTTACGACAACTCTTAGATGCTGGAACATTATCAAACTTACCAGCAGGTTTTAAACAAAGAGGTATTCGAATTCGAGATGACGCACAATCTATTCAACCAGGAGAGTTTAGAGACGTAGACGCTCCAGGTGGAAATATTAGAGATGCGTTTATGACTCTACCATTTAAAGAGCCATCTCAAACTCTTTTAAATTTATTGGGTGTCGTTGTACAAGCAGGTCAGCGTTTTGCATCTATAGCTGACATGCAAGTAGGAGACGGGAATCAAGGCGCTGCAGTGGGAACGACAGTCGCGCTTTTAGAAAGAGGAAGCAGAACCATGTCTGCAATTCATAAAAGAATTTATGCAGCGCTCAAAAAAGAATTTAAATTAATGTCCAGAGTTTTTAAACTTTATCTACCCCAGGAATACCCCTATGATGTTGTCGGAGGACAACGTCTCATCAAACAGTCTGACTTTGATGACAGAGTAGATATATTGCCAGTTGCAGATCCAAATATATTCTCTCAGACACAGCGTATCTCCCTTGCGCAGACGGAATTGCAATTGGCAATGTCCAATCCACAAATACATAATTTATATCAAGCGTACCGAAACATGTATGAAGCAATCGGTGTAAAAGACGTTGATCAAATTTTAGTTCGACCACAACCCCCACAACCAATGGACCCTGCATTAGAGCATATTAATGCTCTTGCAGGGAGACCATTCCAAGCTTTTCCAGGACAAGATCATAGAGCACATATTCAAGCGCACTTGTCTTTCATGGCAACGAACATGGCAAGGAATAATCCACCGGTGATGGCGGCGTTAGAAAAAAATATTTTTGAACACATTAGTTTAATGGCCCAAGAACAAGTTGAACTTGAGTTTGCACAAGAGTTAAGAACAGTTGCAGCGATGCAGCAGAATCCACAAACACAAATGCAGGCAAGAATGATGTCACAAAAAATTGAATCAAGAAAAGCACAACTCATTGCTGAGTCTATGGAAGAGTTTTTAAGTGAAGAGAAAAAAATTACCTCACAGTTTGACAATGATCCTATTGCAAAATTAAGATCTAGAGAATTAGACCTTAGAGCAATGGAAAATGAGAGAAAAGAACGTGAAGGAAATGAAAGAATGGATCTTGATAAGATGAGAGCAATGATGAATCAAGAAAACCAAGACGAAAAACGAAAACAAAACGAAGAATTAGCAAAATTAAGAGCTAATACATCAATTGAAAAGACTATTTTATCTAAAACATTGCCAAAAGCAGGTGATATGATGGGTAATATTGCTGTTATTAGAGGTGATAATGACTCAAACTAAAAAACAAGATCGAAAAATTGCAAAAGTGATGAAAGAGTTTAAAAAAAAGAAGCTTTCTATTGGAAAATCTGATAAAAAAGTTAAAAATAGAAAACAAGCGATCGCTATTGCTTTGCGAGAAGCAGGCGTGAAACAAAAAAGGAGCAAAAATGGAAAAACTAAATAAAATTAAAGAAGCAAAAGTTGGTGAACAAGAAATCCACATGGATCCACGTTCCAAAACAACTTACAACGCTGCTTATAATCAGATTGGTACTGGTGGACCTGAGTTAGAAGTTCAAGGACAAGGCGCAGTGCTTCCAGAAAAAAGAAGAAAATCAAAAGCATTTTAATTATGTGGTTATCGGCAATAAAATTAGCGGTTTCTGCTGGTAGTAAAATTTATGCCAACAAGCAAAGAACAAAAATGGCAATGTCGGATGCACAGCTTATGCACGCACAAAAAATGGCCCAAGGCCAGGAAGCTTACCAGGGAAAACTTTTAGAGGCTAGACAATCGGACTGGAAAGATGAGGCAGTTTTGATAATTCTCTCAGCGCCCATCGCAATTTTGGCCTGGGCAGTCGTATCTGATGACCCAACCGCAATGGATAAAGTAAAATTATTTTTCAAGATGTTCTCAGAGCTCCCGTCATGGTTCACAAATTTATGGATCCTTGTAGTGGCGAGCATTTATGGTATAAAGGGAACACAAATATTTAGAGGAGGGAAAAAATAATGGCAAACCCAAGATACAATCAACAAGTAACAAATAGACGTGGTGCTATGGGTGGAGGCATGATGAAAAGAAAAATGCTGAACTCAGGAACAAAACCTGATTTTTTAGATATAGATAAAGATAAAAATTTTAAAGAATCTATGAAATCTGCAGCTAAAAGCATGAAAAAAAATCCAATGATGAAAGCTAACAAAAAAGAAAAAGCAGCGATAAAAAAAGGCGTTGGTAAATTAAACGAAGGTCTTAAAAAATTTTTAGCAAAAAAAGGTAACAAGTAATGTTGAAAAAAATTAAAAATAAAATTTGCGAAATTGTTTGCAAGCTATTTGGTATTACACCATGTGTTTGTGATCACGATTGTGATTGCAAAGATAAAGCGAGTAAACAATAATGACTAAACTTTGTCCTAGAGGTAAAGCCGCAGCGAAGCGAAAATTTTCTGTGTACCCCTCAGCATATGCGAACGCCTACGCCAGCAAAATTTGTGCAGGTAAAATTAAAGATCCATCTGGTGTAAAGAGAAAAGATTTTAAAGGACGTAAAAAAGCGGCAGCCGGTGGATTAATGGAAGCCACTAAAAGATTAAAAAGAAAAGGATTTAGCGAAGGTACTCCTAATCCTAAGAAAAAATTTAAAGACAATCCAGAGGATAGATTTGGAAAACATAGAGGCAGTATTGCAAAAGGTTGCGGTGCCGTAATGTCAAATAGAAAAAAAGTAACAAAGTTTGTCTAAAGCCATGGCTAAAAACGGTCTTGATAAATGGTTCAAACAAAAATGGGTCGATATTGGCTCAAAGAAAAAAGACGGATCTTTTTCTAAATGTGGAAGATCAAAACAAAAAGCAGACGCAAAACGTAAGTATCCAAAATGTGTCCCACTTGCAAAAGCAAGAAGCATGTCAGAAGGACAAAGACGTTCAGCGGTAAAAAGAAAGAGAGCGGTAGCTCAAGGCGTTGGTGGTAAACCAACAAATGTAAAAACAATTGTGAAAAGAACAAAAAAAGCAAACGGTGGACCAGGAGGAACAACAACTCCATACTTTGGTAGATCAATCAAAGGGAGTTATGGTGGTGTAGAGTTATCAAATCCATCTTACAGAAAATATTATAAAGGATTAATTTAATGGTAAAAGGTTTAAAGAAAGTTGTTAAAGGTTTGCAAAAAGCATCCAAGACACATGCAAGACAAGCTAAGATAGTTAAAAAACATATTAAAAGAATGGGTAAGAATGGCAAGAAGAGATAAAATGCCAGCAAGAAACAAGAAGAACTTCAGGCCTACAAAGGCCGGAGCAGGAATGACACGAGCCGGTGTTGCTTCCTATAGAAGAAAAAATCCCGGTTCAAAACTACAAACAGCGGTCACAGGCAAGGTCAAACCTGGATCAAAAGCTGCAGCTAGACGTAAATCATATTGCGCTAGATCGGCCGGACAAATGAAAAAATTCCCCAAAGCAGCAAAAGATCCTAATTCTAGACTACGCCAGGCTAGAAAAAGGTGGAAATGCTAATACTTGAAGATTTAGTAAAAAAACTTAGAAAAGAATTGAGAGACAACTACCAGGCGGTAGGTGACTCAATGATTGCAGGAAATGCAAAAGATTACGAACAATACAAATATTTGTTAGGTCAAGCACATGCTTACCAATCTATGGATCAAGCACTAACAGATATACTTAATCAAAACGATAAAAAGGAGAAACAAGATGAGCAAAAAGCTGATAATGTCATCGAATTCGGAAGAAGTTCCGAAGACTAGACTTGCACTTGAAGAAAAATTTAAGAAGCAAGATAAAGCAGAAGCAGACGCGTATGAGCGTTTAAAAACAAAAGAAGAAACTAAACTTCCTAAACCTACGGGTTGGAGAATGATTGTTCTGCCATTTAAAATGCCAGAAAAATCTAAAGGAGGTTTATATTTTGGACAAGAGACTTTAGAAAAACAACAAGTGGCATCCACGTGTGGACTCGTTCTTGCACTAGGACCACATTGTTATGACAAAGAAAAGTTTCCTGAAGGACCATGGTGTAAAAAAGGCGACTGGGTTATTTTTGCACGTTATGCAGGTTCTAGGATACAAATCGATGGAGGCGAGGTAAGAATATTAAACGATGATGAAGTTCTCGCATCTATTGAAAACCCAGAAGACATACTTCATCAATATTAACATAGGAGGAAACTATGCAAGTAGAAGAAAACAAGACGGTTGACATTGATACTTCCGGCTCAGATACTGAGGTCGAATTAAAAGAAGATCAAACAACTGATATTGCTCCAGTTGAAGAAACTGAAGCGCCTGTAGTCGCTGAGACTCAAGAAGCCAGCAGCGAGCAGCAAGAGGCTACGAAGAAAGAAGAAAAGAAAGAAGAATTAGAAGATTATAGTAGAGACGTTCAAAGAAGAATAGCAAAGCTGACTAAAAAAATGCGTGAAGCTGAAAGACAAAGAGACGAAGCTTTAACATTTGCAAAAATCCAAAAAGACAAAGCAGAGGATTTAAATCAGAAATATTCATCTTTGGAAACAACATCTGTAAAAGATAGGCAAGAGAAAATTAGTTCATTACTTGATGCACAAAAGTCAAAACTAGCACAAGCTAGAGAAGCAGGTGACACCAATGCTGAAGTAGAAATCTCGAAGCAAATCGCACAGTTAGGATATGAAGAAGCGAGAATCCAGGAGCTTACAAAAGCTGCAGAAATGCAACCTAAAAAAGCTGAGGAAACCGTGGAAACACCTATTTCAAAATCAATGCCAGAAGTTCAAGTTGACCCTAAAGCAGAGTCTTGGGCAGCAAAAAACACATGGTTTGGTAAAGATAAGGCAATGACTTATACTGCTTTTGATTTACATAAAACATTGGTTGATGAAGAAGGATATGATCCTAAATCAGATGAATACTATACTGAGGTGGATAAAAGAATAAGACTTGAATTCCCTCATAAATTTGATAAACCAGAGTCAACGGAATCGACCAAACCTGTGCAGACAGTAGCGTCAGCGACGCGAAGCACAAAATCAGGTCGCAAAACTGTGAGACTCACGCCGTCTCAAGTTGCAATCGCTAAAAAATTAGGTGTGCCACTTGAAGAATATGCGAAACAATTAAAACTCACGAAGGAGGCATAAGCATATGGAAAACGATAACAAAAAAACCTCTCGTGCGAGCCAAACTAGGGAAAAACAATCCAAACCCAAAGTATGGACTCCACCGTCTGCTTTAGACGCACCCCCAGCGCCAAATGGATTTAGGCATAGATGGGTAAGAGCTGAAAGTCTTGGATTTCAAGACACAAAAAATGTGTCAGGAAGAATAAGACAAGGATACGAATTAGTTAGATCTGATGAATATCCCGATAGTGATTATCCCATTGTCGAAGATGGAAAATACGCAGGAGTGATCGGAGTAGGTGGCCTTGTGCTGACAAGGGTACCGGAGGAGGTCGCAAAACAAAGACAAGCTTATTATGCGAAACAATCGCAAGAGCAAGTCGAAGCTTTAGACAACGACCTTATGAAGGAGCAGCATTCAAGTATGCCAATCAATATTGATAGGCAGACTCGTGTAACTTTCGGTGGATCAAAGAAAAATTAATTTTTTAGCGATTCCCTGGATAAACTTTAATAAGGAGAAAACTATATGGCAAACAAAGACGCACCTTTTGGTATGAAACCAATTGGAAAAGTCGGTCAAAATAGAGATAACCAAGGTTTATCCGAGTATGATATTGCAGCTTCTGCAACAGCGATCTATTTCCAAGATCCAGTGAAAATGGTAAACTCTGGAACAATTGGAGTAGCCGCAGCAGGTGACTCTTTACTCGGTGTACTAACAGGTATCTTTTTTACCGACGCATCAACAAGCAAGCCAACTTTTGCTAATCACTTAGACGCATCTAATGCGGCTACTGATATCAAAGGTTTCATTACGGATGATCCGTATGAAAGGTTTGAAATACAATCAAATAATAGTGGAGCTTCTGCAACAACTGATATCTTCAATGTGGCTGATATCGTGTATGCTGCAGGTTCATCACCAGATTACGTATCTCAAGTAGAGTTAAACGACTCAACTTTAGCTAACGGATCTTCTGCAACATTGCAGATTCTTGGTCTTTCAAAAGATCCAGATAACAGTGATGTAGGTTCTGCGAATGTCAACTGGATCGTTAGAATTAACGAGCATCTGTTAGACATGAACGTAAACGGCGTATAATAGGAGGATACAACTATGGCCATTTCTAGAGGACAACTAGTCAAAGAACTAGAGCCAGGTTTGAATGCCCTATTCGGCCTGGAGTATAAACAGTATGAAAATCAACATGCTGAAATATACACAACTGAAACTTCAGACAGAGCGTTTGAAGAAGAAGTTATGTTATCAGGATTTGCATCAGCGCAAGTCAAAGCTGAGGGATCTGGTGTTTCTTTTGACAATGCTCAAGAGACTTTCACTGCAAGATACACTCACGAGACAATCGCTCTTGCATTCTCGATAACTGAAGAAGCTATTGAAGATAACTTGTATGACAGACTCGCGTCTAGATATACAAAAGCGTTAGCACGTTCAATGGCACAAACAAAACAAGTTAAAGCGGCTAATCCATTAAACAATGGATTACCAACTGCGGACAATTTTGATGCAGGTGACGGTGTTTCTTTATTTAACACAGCTCACCCAACAATTGCTGGTTCGTTTAAAAACACTTTAACTACTCAAGCTGACTTAAACGAAACTTCATTAGAGCAATCAATGATTGACATTGCTGCGCTTACTGATGAAAGAGGTTTAAAGATTGCTGCTAGAGGCGTGAAAATGATCGTTCCAAGTGAAAACCAATTCACTGCGGAGAGATTAATGAAGTCTCAAGGTAGAACAGCTACAGCTGATAATGATATCAATGCAATCGTATCTATGGGTATGATTCCGCAAGGATACAGAGTGAACAATTTCTTAACTGATACTGATTCATTCTACATTATCACTGACGTGCCAAATGGTATGAAGATGTTTGACAGAGCACCTATTAAGACTGCTATGGAAGGCGACTTTGATACTGGTAACGTAAGATACAAAGCTAGAGAAAGATACTCTTTTGGAGTTTCTGACCCTAGAGGTATCTTCGGTGTTGAAGGTGCATAATCTTTAACGATTTTTGGGGCCAGACACAATCTGGCCCCAATTAAAAATTAGAAAGGAAAAATGACTTCAAAGTACAAAATCAAAATATTTACCAAAAAATTACAAACAGAATTTATTTTAGAAACTTCAAGCTCTATGCTTGTTATGTCTCAAGTCCATAAAGAAATAATTGACTTTCTAGGAAAAAACACTATAAAATGGGAGCCGAACAAGCTTAATTACAATGGTAAAAGCGAGTTCTATATAACCTATGAGGAGGTTAATGATGGCTCAAGACAACATGGTGTTGTTCGCGAGGAAGATCCACTTCGAGTCTAGATGGAACGAATTGTATCTTAAAAACGGCGGAATGGTAACACCAGAAATGTCAGCTCTAGGAGATCAAATCAAAAAAGTAATTAGACAGATTTTGAAAAACCAAGAGCAACCAAAGAGGAATCCACAGGATCTAGAGTACCACAACTACGCTAGTTAACTAGGGGTCTATCTTTTTAAAAAGTGGAAACACTTGCTAAGGGGACCTTTCTGCTATATAAAAATCTTACTATACATTATTAAATTGACATGGACGCGTATAGTCGACGGCCTAGAGACCATGTTAATTAAACTAGGAGGATAATAATATGGCACAAACTACATTTTCAGGACCAGTAAAATCTTTAAGAGGATTCGTTACTGCAGGACCTGACGCGGTTGTAAACATCACAGCGGAAACTACTTTAACTTTTGCTGCTCACGCAGGTAAAGTGATTAAAGTAAATGATGCAGATGGTGCAATCACACTTCCAACAATCAAAGCAGATAGCAAAGGCGGATCAGCTGGATCTGACGATCCTAACGCAAATAATCAATTAGGTGCGGTTTACAAATTTTTTGTAGGCACAGATTGTACTGATTGCGATATTAAAACTGATGGAACTGACAAATTTGTCGGTCACGCAACTGTTGTTAACGTTGCAGATGGAACTAATAATACATTTGCACCAGCATCATCAAACGATGTTATCAGCATGAATGGCGGAACTACAGGTGGAGACAAAGGTAGCACGGTTACAATCACTGCACTTGAAGATAACGTATATTTAGTAGAAGCTGTGTTGATCGGTACAGGTACTGAAGCAACACCTTTTGCAGATAGTTAATAATTTAAGGTGCTCCTTCGGGAGCACCTTTAAAAGGAGATATAAATGAGTTATAAGGGCGATATAAAATCGGTAAGAGTTACAGCAACCGGTGCAGTATTTGCAGGTAGAACTAGACTAAGAGGAATTATTTTAGCATCAGACGGTGGAGGTGCTGGAACGATTATACTTCAAGACAATACAGATAGCACAACTTTGTTTCAAGCTGACGTTCCTACAGGAGATGTTTTTTCAGTGAACTTTCCTGAAGATGGAATTTTATTTAAAGGCGGAATGAAAGTTTCTACAATTACAAATATAGATGCAGCTACTTTATTGATTGATAAGTAGGAGTTTAAATGGCTAATACTACTTCTGGCACACACGTATTTGATAAAAATTTTTCTATTGATGAAATTATAGAAGAAGGTTACGAAAGAATTGGAATGGCAGGAGTATCTGGCTACCAGTTAAAAAGTGCCAGACGATCTTTAAATATCATGTTTCAGGAGTGGGCTAATCGTGGTCTACATTACTGGGAAGTTGCAAATAATTCAATTACGTTAGTTAACA